AATTGGATGTTCTCCTGACCAATTTAAGAGTGCTTGTTTCATTGACTCTCCAAAAGTCGTGGCTGTTTCTTCCGAAACATCTAATGACTTACCTTCTGTAAGTGTGTCAAGTTTGTCGTAGATGTCTTGTACTAAAGTGTCTAATGTTTTTTTATTTTTCATATTTTTGGTACTCCAAGAAAACTAAATCCATCTTCATTAAGACGAATAATTTTTTTCATAGTTATTTTTTTATCTTTATATTCTTTGAAAATAGTAATTGCTTTTTCTTTATTTTTATTTGTTAATTTAAACCATTCTCTTCCGCTATGTTTAATGCTAAGTTTTTTTATTTTATTTAATAAAATAGTTTCTGCTCTATGTTTATTTTCTACTTTCTTAAAACATTCTAATATCCAATCTCCTCTAGGATTAGTGTGATTGTAATTTCTACATCTTCGTTCAACATCAATAGTCTGACCTACCTTTATCCATCCATTAAAACTAGGCGATGTTACAATATAAATAAAACCTTTGTCAACAGTATTAAAATACAATAGTCTTCTTTTTAATGCTTTACGTAATTTTTTCTCTGCTTTTATTCTTCTTTTTTTCGAGTATGTGTCAGGTATTTCATTAAACTTTAATGAAGTATTTCTTTTTATATATTTCCACAAACCCATATTAGATATGCTTCTGTTAGTTACTTTACTTAACCACTTGGCAACAGTTCTAGTTGATTCTCCAGTTTCAATTTTTAAAACTGCTTGTTCTAAATATTCTAATTGTTTGGGAATAGGTTTTAAATAACCTTCAATTTTACTTTGTGTATAACCAAAATTTATAGTTGAGGATGTTCTTCTTTTATAAGAGCTTGGTATTTCTTTAGTGTGTCTCACTCCAATCTTCTCCTATCTTGTATTGTGCATCAAGAGGACACTTCATATCGTAGTATTCTCCTGCTTCTCTGATTGCTTTTACTGCAAGTTTTCCAAAGTATTCAGAATGAGCTTTATGTACTTCTACTTGCCATTCATCGTGTATGTTAGCAACAAATTTATAATCTAAATTTCTTTTACTAGCTTCTTTGTTTAATATTATTAATGCTCGTTTCATAACGATAGCACCACCGCCTTGTAGTAAACTATTCAAAGAAGCATAAGCTGTTCTTATATGTATTTTTCTTCCGTCAATTCCTTTGATGAAACCTTTCGTTGCTGTTTTTGTAACTCTATCTCGAAGAGCCTTAAATGTTGGCTGATTAGCAAAGAAACGTTCTCTAAGTTTTCTACCATCAGCTTTGCTTCCGCCAACCACACTTCCGATCTTTGCATCTCCTGCTCCGTACAAGAGTGCATATATGAAAGTCTTTGCCTGATTTCTTGATTGAAGTCCTGCAATTTTTTGATTTCGGGAGTGAATATCTCCATTAATGATTTCATTTGTAAATTCCTCGTCTTTCATGTAATGAGCAAGCATCCTTAATTCTAATCCACTTGCATCAATACCTATTAGTTTATATCCTTTTGGCACAATCCAACAAGCTCTGCATTCCACACCATAAGGACTCTTTAGATTAGGTACTTGTGCCATGTTAGGTTTTCTATGTGACATACGACCTGTAATAGTGCCATTGGGTATCACAAAACCATGTACTCTACCATCTTCTTCAACAGATTCAATCCATGATTCAACCTGTGCTATTCTTTTTTGTATTAACAAATACTCTGCTATTAGTTTAGCTTCAGGTATATTTTTTATTCTTCCTAAAGTCTTTTCATCTACCATAGGCAGACCAGTTGGTGTACGTTTTCTAGGTTTCCAACCAAAGTATTGCAAATATTCTCCTATTTGTTTGCGGCTTCCTAGATTAAATGCTTGGAGTTTCTTTCGCATGAATGGTTCATACTGTTTAGTTTCTAAAACTTGAGTATATTCTTCGTCTGTTAGTCCTCGTTTAGATAATGTGCCGTCTTTCTTTATATAAGGTCTTACTTCTTTATCATCTACCCATCTAGGTTTAAAAACTTTGTGAACATCTGTTTCAACTTCTCCCATTCTTTTGTAAAAACGTGACAATAGTTTTTCTGCTTGTTGCTTATCGAATTCAAATCCGTTTTGTTCTTGTTCTTTCATGATAAGACCTACACCATGCTCAAGTTCTACACTTTCTTTTGAGAAACCTTTCGATTCTTTTTTCAAAGCTTCTAAAACAAGTTTATTTAGTTGAACATCTCTTAGACAATACTCCAACATCTTAGGTGAATAAGTTTCAAACTCTTCAAAATTATCTTTAGGATATTTTAATCTGTATCCCCACATCGATAGGCTATGTCCGCCTTCACGAACAGGATTAAACAAACGAGATAATACAAGTGTGTCCACTAATATCTTATCGCTTAGATCTACTCCTAGAAGTTTCTTGATAACAGGAATATCAAAACCTAGTATGTTATGTCCTATTAGTTTGTCTGCCGATTTAAGTAACTCAAGACCTGACTCTAGTTGGTGAGGAGCAAATTTATATATACTACCAGAGTCAGAATCTTGAGCGACCATACACCACACTTTAGTGGCTTTTAAATCATCAGTTTCTATGTCAAAAATTAAACTAAGCATAATCGTTAAACTCTAAATCTTTTCCATCGTCTTCTTCGTAATCTTCGGTTTCTACTTCTGCTAGTCTGCCTGTTTCTCTATCATAGAGGAGTTTCGTTGCGTAGCCAACATCGCCTGTGTATCTAGATTTTAATACTCTTAATACTGTGGTGTTAGCTTCTTCAGGATCATCTGCTTGTTGATTCCTCTCTAAGCCAATAACGCAGTCAGATAACTGGGCTATGCTTTGAGATCCTCTCAAATGACTGAGATTAACTTGGATACCATCTTCGTGTCCTTTATTACCTACTACTCTGCGCAAATGAGAAACCAAAATAAGTCCTGCGCCTGTTTCTTCTACTATACTTCGGAGTTTAGTCATAATTCTATCTATAGATCTACGTTCATCTCCTTCAGTTATTGCACTTACTAACATATGTAAATGGTCTACGACTATCCACTTGCAGTCACAGCCTACTATCATGTACCTTAGTTTAGAAAATATTTCTTCAATCGAATTCGTTCCAAAGTGTGCATGAATCCATACTCTGTTTTCATTATCTCCGTTATAAAGAATATCAAAGTGTTCGTTTATCTCATCTTCTGTAAATCTTTCTAGCTCTTGATCAATGTACAATCTTGCGTTGGCTTCAATGGATAAGATACCACTAATAGTTCTGTTAGGATCTTCTTCCAAAGCTATTATACCTACGTTGTCATTTGTTTCTTTTATAAGCCAATGCTCTAGTTCTCTAGTGACACTACTTTTTCCTAAACCTGTGCCACCTGTAAGTGTTACAAGTTCTCCTTGTCTCAAACCATAAAGTTTCTTGTTAAGTCCAGTATAGGGATAAGGAACACTCTTTTTCTTTTCTCTTGTGAGAAATTTAAGTTTATGTTCTGACACATTGATAACACCTGAAGGTGTATAAGTTTTAGATTCCCACCAAGTTTGATTGAACGCATTCTTCGCACCTGCCATGAGCATATCATTAGCATCTTTGAATCCATTAGGTATCCGCATTATCTTTGCTTTACCTGGAGTTAGTATTCGAGCTACTTTCTTAGCAGCTTTGTTACCTGCTTTATCTCTATCAAAGCATATCACTACGTTATCAAAACTTTCTATAAACTCTAGGCTATCTTTGACATCACGAACAGCGCCTTGTGCGCCTGTCTTTATACTGACAACTGCCCATTTAGATCCTAACATTTCGTATGCACTTAATGCATCATATTCTCCTTCAACAATGGTTAGATATTTTCCACCACTCTTGAAAAGATGTTCGCCAAATAGACCACTATCGTTTAGAAAGCCAGTTGTTCTAAAGTTTTTAGAAATTCCATTCGCTCTAAATTTAACTTTTGTAGCGACTAGCTGATTGTCTGCATAGTAAGGGAAGATCTGATCGCCTACTTCATTACCATTCTCAACAATCTTTACTCCATATTTCCTAGCAGTTTTCTCTGATATATTTCTGTGTTCTATTCTTGTGAAGATTCCATTCTTAGGAACTTCCAAAACATTTTGCTTTTGCTTTTTTATATTTGTTACTGTCGCAGTCATAGGCATTACCTCACCTGTTGTATCGTAATAGTCGGGAAAAAATTCACCACAACTAAAACACTTTGCTGATCCGTCTTCGTTAATAGAACACGCATCACTACTATTACAAACAGGACAAGGTTTGTGTAATTCTACAAATTCTGTATCCATTGTTTGCTCCTTCTTTTAAAAAACTCTTAGCCCACCACCTACCGAAGTTTAATGTCGGCACTTCCTGCCTTTTTATTTTAATCCTCTTCAGGAGGAAACGCATCAGTTTCTTCGATGCTTGGTTCGTTTTCATCACCATCATCATTGACAATATCAATAATACTGCTCGTAAAAGAAGCTAGTCCTGCATTGACTTCTTCCAAGTCTAATACAAGATTCACTTTCTTTTGATTCAAGCGTTGAATCCTACCAAAGATAGCTTGACCATCTTCAGGTAAGTCTTCAACATTTATTTGCACATCATCAATAGTGATAAAAGGTTTTTGTGCTTCTTCAGCCATTTCTTTTTCTCCAAATTGTTGAATTAAAATTCGATGTCATCAGCATCGTCATCAAGCATATCAAACTCGTCAGTCTCTCCGTTGTTGTACTCTACAAGATCCAGAACCTGGACTGCTTGCAGCTCCAACCAATTGAAGATACCATATTTGTTTTCGATTACTCGTGGTTGATATTGAATCTTAACCTTAGAACCATTACCTACTGCTACGTCTAGTGGATTTTTTGCTTTATCCACAACACGAACAGGAGGATTAGTTGTTCCATCAGGTCGATTGTAATACTTCCTGAAGAACAAAGCAGGTTGCTCATCAATTTCTTTTATTTTAAATCCTTTGCTTTCAAACTCGTCAGCAGTTGATTGATCAACTACTAGAGTAGCTTGGTAAGTTGCAGGATCAAAAGTTTTATTAGGTACGCTCAAGCTTGCCCAAAAAACTGGTCCTTCTAATATAGCCATAATTAGCCTCCGTTTTATTTATTAAAATTTAGTCGTTGTTAACTATAAGTGGATTATACAGAAGTCCACCTACAATGTCAAGAACTTTTATGGAATATTTAAAAAAAGAATAAGAATGATGTGATGGTCTTTGGAGTCCTTAGTGCCATCACTTACTAAGTTGCCCTAGAAAACAAGTGTTATTCAGCTATGATATAGCTTTTACAATACACAACTCCTGTGAAAAAATTTTCTTATTTTTCTTTTTATCTTTCCGTATCTTATATTTTAAGGACAGATTTAGAAC